GGAGATGTCTAAGTAATGCCTAAAGATGGGGAAGTAAGAAAGAGAAAACGCGGTAGATCTGGTACAAAGTATGAGATCTACCGTGATCCTCCTGGTGAGTGGAGAACTACCACTGGCGAAGATTATAGAAAAGCAAGAGATGCGTGGTACGAGCAGAATAACAATGGTACTGGTGCCTACAAATCTTTTGGTGCGCCAACAGATATCACAACATCATTGAGATATCCAAAAGACTGTGCCATGGCTTCCAATGCTGACTATGTTCTGTTTGAATTCTACAAATACTCCCCACCATTCCAAGGCAATAACATTGGTGCTACAAAAGATAAGACACAACCTGGAGGAAACATTGGACTCCAAGTATACAATCGTTCTGCAACAGAAGAGGCACGTTATGAAAAGGTTGATGGATTAGACTCTGTTATTCTATACATGCCTGAAGATATCTCTACAGGATATAGAACTAACTGGAGTGGTAAAAACTTCAGCAACATGGGTAGAGACATTCTATCTACTGCTGGTGGTGATAACCCAGGTCAAATGATACAGAATGCTGCAAATACTTTGGGAGATGCATTCACACAAGGACTACAAAACGCTGGTACTCAAGCAATCATTGATGTCATAGCAAAAACAACTGGTGAGAGTATCAGTCCCAATGATGTCTTTGCTGCTACTCGTGGAGTAATCTTCAATCCAAACACTGAACTGATGTTTGGTGGTTTTGATCTAAGGAACTTCCAGTTGAACTATAAACTAGTTCCAAGGAACGAAAACGAAGCAAACAACATCAAAAAGATTATCAATGCCTTTAGGAAAGCAGCACTGCCCTCATTCTCTGCGGGATCTGATCTTCCCCTCGGTAATCTATTAGGTCAAGGAAAGAATCAGTCTGCTAACTTTATTAGAGTTCCAAGTGTATGCAGAGTCTCTTTCATGAGAGGTGGCAGCACTAATCCAGATGTGCCACAGTATAAGATGTGTGCTATCACTCAGGTTGATATCAACTACACACCTGATGGAACATATGCTACCTATGAAGATGGAAGCATGGTAGCGTATGGATTGTCCCTTAACTTCCAAGAAATGAAACTAGTCTACTCAGAGGAGGTTGAGAAATACTAATGTACTTTTCACTAGTCCCTAACATCTCGTATGACGAGAAACCAATCAGTTATCCCTTCTCAGAGTCAGACTTTGTAACTGCAAAGAACTTCTTCAGAAGATATAAAATTGATGATGATGCATTTTCTTATGCTGTCATCTTTAACAAGTATACTATACCAGATGGCATGAGACCAGATATTCTGGCAGACAAAATGTATGGTAACCCATTCTATGATTGGGCGATTCTATTGACAAACAACATGGTGAACGCACAGTATGACTGGCCCATGTCAAACTATGATCTGTATAAAACTCTAGAGAAAGAGTTTGATGATCCCTATGGTACTATCCATCACTACGAAACGTATGAGATCGGACAGTATGCTGCTGGTCTGCACGTTGATGAGACATTCTTCAACAGTACACATAAGATCAATCTCAACGGATCCTTTGCATTAAAAAACGGTAACGAGATTTGTCGTCCCGTTACCGTTGCAGAGTATTATGACAAAGAGAATGAAAAGAAGCGAGAGATTTTCTTGTTGAAACCTACTTACTTCCAACAGTTTGTAGATGATTTTAGAAAGAAAAATCTCTACAAAGATTCAGGTAACTTTGTTACTAGTAGACTGAAGAAAACTGGTTGACTTTTTCGAGCAAAAAATTGCGGGAAAATTTTTTCCAGTTTTATGGAATTCAGTCTTCTAATTCCCAGCAGGTAGAACGTGCTAACTCTGGGTTCTTTTTTAGTGCTTGACTGACGTGACTATGAACGTCTTGCTCCAGTGTGTGGTGTGCTTTGGTGTGAACGAATTGAATCACTCCAAGAGATCCACAGATCATTAGGTTCATCGTCGTGAGTGGATGAAACAGAACCGAAGCAATCTTTTTCATCGTGTGAAGTATCGATCCATACGGAGTTTAATGTAATACATTCCGATGACCCACAGGGAGAAGAGGAACCCCTCCCCGTAAGACATGGAGTTCCAAGCGTGAACTACATCCATTATTTAAAAAGCAAACTGTAATAAGTAGCGACAACTAAGAGGGTCAAGCAGACCCTCTCGTAGTTCCATCTCACTCTTCAGCAAGACGAGCAAAGTAAGACAGGGCATCGTCATCATCAACGACTGCCTCTTCCTTGACAGGAGAAGGAGCACTCATCTGCTGACGGAACGAAGACTGAGGTGTGATGTCAGCATCGTTGAACCCACCAGTAGCGGCGACGGGTTCGTACTCTTCATCGTCCACAGAGGGACGAGCAGGAGGACGCTGACTGATACCAAGCACAAGGTTCAGACGACGCTCAAGATCCTCGTAGGACTTGAACTGATCCTTGTTAGTGAATGCCTCAAGCGAGTGCTCGGTCTTCCAGATGCTTTCGAGTTCGGTATCGTCTGCGCTGAGAGCAGAGACAGAATCAAACTCAGAAGAATCATAGTTCCAGTAACCTGCGACCTTCTTGATCTTCAGTTTGAAGTTAGCACCTTCCCAGAGATCAAAGACGTTGACGGGGGTCTCGTCTTGGAACTCAGGTTGCATAGCAGCGAGGATCTTGTCATGGATCTTCTTGCCATACTTGTAGAGGAACACCTTGCCCTCGTTCTCAGGGTGCTTAGGATCCTTCACGACATAGATGTTGCTGTAATACTGGAGCTTACGCTTCTGCTTACGAGCAGTCTCTTTGTCTTCATCACTACCGCTGTTCCAGAGACGGCGGTTGACTTCACCAACGGGATCCTTCTCGTTGAGAGTGGTCAGGGAGTTCTCGATGTACCAACCACCAGGACCTTGGAAGGCGTGGGAGTACAGTTTTGCCCAGGGGATAGTCTCACCTTCAGGGGCGGGGAGGAAACGGATAACAGCATACCCGTTGCCAGAAGCGTCAACCTCTGGTTTCCAGAAACGATCATCAACATTCTTATTGCTGGATGACTTTTCAAGTTCCTTCTGGAGGAAGTCAAAATTGTTCTGGGATTTACGCTTCAGATCTGCGAAAGACATTGGATTACCTCGGATTAGTTTGGATTTGGTTTAGTGGTTGGTCTTACGGTGCGAACCAGTCTCCCAGTCCCGTCCTGCCAACGAAGTTATAATAGCAGGTGGCGAGTGAGGTGTCAATCCTCTGTGCCACTTTCAAGTTTGTCCTTCATCATTTGGACTTTCTCCAGCAGTTCATCAAACATTTGTTCGATAGGTGTGTCTGGAGTAGCACCTAGCATAACGACACCCTGCTTCATTGTCTCAAGGACAGAGACAGCTTCAGGATCGTCACTCAGTTTGATACGGAAGTAGAATGTCTTCTGCTTCTCGATCAATAGTTCTAATTTTTCAAAGTAGTCCATCTTCCTCTCGTCATCGAGAAGAACAAAATTCATAGCAGACCTGAAGCAAAACTGCTGCAACTCTACCATCTCTTGAATGTCACCACGTACTAATTCAGATTGAAAGAAACTCATACCAACATCAACTTAGCTCTACTTGTTTTCTTCATGAAGTTGAGTTGCTGTGCCTCATGACGGAGTTTCTCCTTCAGAGGTTTGCTAATCAACTTGTTAACACTATCTAGTTCAATTTCGTTTAACTCACAGTAGTGGATAACCGAATCAATATAATTCATATCAGGATTGTGTAGTGCAATCTTCTCCACTTCCTGCGAGAATCTCGCAGCTGTCATAAATCTATCCTCTAATAATTGTTTTTTCTCCATATCGTTCTTGATACTCCGCGATGTAACTCATAAGTTTCATGAAATATTCTTTCTTAGGTGGAAGCACCTTGACTTGAGTCTCTCCGTTTTCACAAGCAACGATAGTCACGAGTTGTTTGACGCTCAACCCGTAATTTTCTTGAAGCATACAAGCGTATGCAGTTTCCTGAACGAAGTAGTCGTAGAGATATTTCTCACGCTTGGGTTCTGCTGCTGTCTTAAAGTCAATGATAGACAGCACTCCGTCGAACTCAGCAATACAATCGACGCGCCCTGCGATCTCTAAATGTTTAGAGTAGAGCGCCGCTTCCTGTAAGTAAATATTATTTATACGGTCCAAAACAGAGCGACTGTGCTGGAACATCAAGACAGGGAGCGGATGTTCTTTGTACTTCTTCAGGTCAAGATTGTTGTTGAAGTAGTCCTCAACAATGGAGTGATACTTTGTACCTCTATTAGTGGATCTCTTGGAGACGTTGTTTGCTTTCTCCTCACCTACGCGGGCTCGCCACCTAGCAATGCCCGCTTTCTTTTCTTTGTTGTTACTAATCACAGTGGTGACAGACGGAAACTTATCTCCTGTTGGTGTTAGGTATACACGTTTGCCATCCACCATCTCAGCAGACATTTCGATAGGATCTAGTCCCACATGATTAAACAACATCATAGACCAAGATTAATTTTATTGATGAGGTAAGACTTGACAATACCAGAACGAACGATATCCTCAATGCCAAACTCAATTAGCGAGAACTCTTCCATGTTCTGGAGAATACGTTGGAAGTCCAGAATACCTGAGCGTTCAGAGATCTTCTGGAGATCAGTCTGTGCTGCGTCACCACAGAACACAATCTTACTATCCTGTCCCACACGAGTGATGATTGAATCAAGTTCGTGGAAGTTCAAGTTCTGACACTCATCAATGATAACAATAGAGTTATCTAATGTAGTACCACGGATGAAACTGGTGCTCCAAAACGATACAGTTTCTTGTGCTTTGAGATTATCGTAGAGCATTTCATACGATGCATCATCAGGCATCTCGAACATAGATTGTACCATGTTCTTGTAAGGAATCTGATAGAGAGAAGACTTATCCTCGTGGTCTCCTGGTAGGAAACCAATCTCTCTAGTAGCAACCAGAGAGCGGACGATATAGATCTTTTCATATGGTGTGTACTCATTCAGCACATCTTTAAGTGCCTTGTAGAGTGCCACAAAGGTTTTACCTGTGCCTGCTACACCATAGGCGTAGATCATTTTACCCTTGTCCCACTCATCAAAGAAGATCTGTTGATTGTGAGTAAGAGGTTCAACTGGCACCATGTATGCCTCATCAATAGGCTTACGGCGTTTCTTCTGCTTGGCAGACATGCCTTGTCCTGGTGCTTTCACGGTCTTCTTTCTTGCTGGCATAATCAGTAACGATATTTTTGAGTGATACTACGGTTGTTTCCTAGTGCTGCTTGGGGAACGATCTTGTTCTTCATGATGTCAGCCCATCCAGGGTGTGACTTACCCATCTTATCACGCCAGTCACCAGTCTCACCAGCACTAGCGCAACCTTTAGACCAGTCTTTATCCCAGTCAGGGTTCTCTTCTTTCCAAGCAGTGTACTGAGCGACTGTCATAGTCATCTCTTTAGTTTCACCAGTCTTTAAATTTTTAACTGGGTACGTTGGCATCTTCTTTCTCCTTTTTATTGAAACCGAATGGACCAGATAACTTGTCTTCTAGTGCTTGCTTAAGAGCAACAGCACCAATCGCTTCCATAACTTTGAGGACTTGCTCAGGTTTGGCATCCTCCCCAAGTTCTTTAGCAATATACCAATACTTAGGCCAAAACTTTTCTCCAGCTTTCTGATAGTCTTCTAGTGTAAGTGTTTTCATAACCAATCAAGTGCCTCCGCACAAATAGGGAACTGTTCTGCGAACACACGTCTTGCATCTAGTGCAATATCCATGTGTTCTTTCTGCGTACCATTAGCGGAACGCAATTCGATGTAATGGATCCATGACCGAACTGATCCTGTCATGTAGATCCTGGTGGGAACTGCTAGGGGAAGCACAAATCTTGCACACTCCTTTGCAATTCCCATCTCAAGCATGTGCTTGTAGATATCCATACCACTCTGGAAGTGTCGCTTGAGAGTGATCTCAAGTTCTTGCTTCAAGAAAGGATCAACGTCATCAATAGAGTTCTGACGGTTCTTTGTATCCTGACTGCGAAGATCAAACAAAGGGATTTCATCTGCCAACATAGAACTGTCAGCATACCGCTGGGAAAACTCTTGGAATGTAAACGAACGATGCCTCAGGATTTGAGCTGCGATGCCACGAGTGGTCTCGATCTCAAGTGTCATGTGTGCCTGCTCGAACACAGACCAGTGGTTGTGTTTGATACAATACTTTAGCAGACCAGCAACCTTAGGATTCTCCTGGTTGTTCGGGTTCGACACTCTCGCCACGTAACCCATCGTCTTCTCTGCGTCTGGAGTTACTGTTACCAACTTCACTGAATTCATTACTAAATCCTTTCTCCTGTTTGCGTCGTAGTTGTTTTTCTTTCAGTGCTATTTTAGCACGAACCATTTGAATTGCCATGTAGGCAAGTTCTTCTTCCGAATAAAGATTAGGGTTCTTCTTTGCTTCTTTGATTGCTTTCTTTGCTAATCTAATTTGATCTTTTAGACGGGTCATAATAGGCTTTGTAATAGGCAACGATGCCATCGGTTCTCATGTTTCCTTGAGATACCCAGTCATGGATGCATTCATAGATGCTTTGGTTGCTATAGCGTGGTGATCCATCAGAGCAGATCTCTGATCCAAATTTCTTCAGAAGAATGTTTAGTCCTTGTGTTCTTACGTCCATGCGTTCGTCACTGTAGCGCCAATCAGTCTGGGTATCCGTCATCGTCTCCTTCATCATAATTAAATCCG